GAATTCAAGTGAACCTTGTTTGAATCTAATAAAAAATCCTGTGTTAGGTGAACCAAATCCGCTGTTATCATTCCTATAAAGCAAGTCTACAACACCGTATGGATCTGGATCTTTTTCAGTAAGACTATTGCTTGAATTATTGCTTGATATACTGTGCAAGCTAAATGTTGCTTTACTGTTGTTTACACGATTGCTAAATTCTCTGTTGCTGGTGTTGTTTGTACTGTTGGTCCTATAAATTTCATTTACAACTCCTGCTCTTGTAATTGTATCGAAAGGACTTCCAAACTGACTACTGCTTTGGAAAATTGCATTCATAATTGTGAGAAAGTTTTGGTAACTTTGAGGATTAGTTACATCTTCAAACTGTGTGGTTACATTGGCAAGGCTTGTTCCAGTTGAATCAAAAACTTCTTCATCAGTTTGTACACTGTCTATTTTTAAGAATCCGCTAGAGACAACATTCCTAGTAGGAGTATATCCTAAAAATTGTGCAATACGCAAAGCACTTTCTCTGCGTTCTGCTGTGCTAAGATAGTTTTCTCTTTGTCCTAAATCAGCCCTAAATGCTAGGTTATGTCCTAGGAATGCAATCAATTCAATAAGTGCAATAAATTCACTTGAATTGATATAATCATTAAAGTTTTCTGGATAGTTTGTACTGATATAATCAACCATCGCTGAGCGTATGGTATCAAAATCATATGCTTTGAGATTTGCTTGTGCAAAACTTTCGTATGCAACTGTAAAATCTTCTGCCGCAAACAAACTACTTTGACGTGCGCCTTGTGCCATTATTCCTCACCTGTAAATCTTAGAAACAGTTCTTCAGCTGTTCCTGTGCTAATATATTCTAGTCTAACTTTTATGTTAAGTTCATGATCATTTGGTTTACTTACCAGCGTTTCCAATACTCGCCAGCGTGGATCATTGTTTACTATTCTGTCTACATCTTCAGTAGCATCTCTTTCTGTCATTTCGTCTAAAGGTTCAAACACTAGGTCAGGTAGTATACTACCAAAGAGAGGGTTTTGTACTCTTTCACCTCTTCTAGTGTAAAAATTATTCAACAAATCACGTTTTGCAAGCTCCGAATCTACAAGAGTTTTGCTACCGCTTATGCTGTCTATTGTGCTATATCCGATATAGGTTGCCATACTATTATTTATGGTAAAATTATATACTAAGTTTATATTCTAATGGTGGTTGCAATAATATCACCAGAGGTCATAGGGAATGTTACAGTAAGCTGATCTCCAGATACAGTAAAGTCATAAAAATGTTGCTGTATCTTACCATTTATCAATACTTCTAGCTTTTCTTGTGGTTCCATGCTAGGAGATTTTTCTAATGTAAACACTGTATTGACACCATCATATGTAAAACTTTGTTTTATAAGTGTTGATTCATATTCTTTTACCAATTGCCTTTTAGCACCTTCTGGTGTGTTGGGTAGAAAGTTCAGCGTTTCGGCATAATAGGCATATCTAGCTCGTCTAATCTCTTCAACAGTTAAAATACCCAATTCATTTCTGTCTCGCATACTAAAAACACCTTGTGCTCTGTGTTGCTTCCTAGTTTTTAATTTTCCATAATCTGCTAATCTTAGAACAGTAGCACATTTCACACACAAAACATTGTTTTTACTGCTATTGATAATCATATCAGCCACTGTATCATAATCTCTTTGTATGAGTGGATTTACTAATCTATATTCAATAGCTCTATTTGTAACAAGCAACACTTTGCCTGTTGCCCAATGCAATAATATAAGTCCATCATACACGCTTTGTGTAATCTGAGATACTCCATTTGCTATTAGTTGTTTTTTAGCAAGTTGTTGTTGCTTGTTGAATTGTATTTCCCATAAATCATGTGCTTGTTGTTCTGTTAGACCTTTGGTATAACTTCCTTCACCATATGCTTTGCCATTCCAACCACTGTACACACCAAAAAAACCTAGTGCTAAGGTTTTTGCTTTGTCGCTTGCATTAACAGATGCTGTATCCAATACCGTACTGTAACTAACTGTATCTTTTACTGTAAAGTCACTCCATATCTTCTTGAGTTTTGTATCCACTATCTCGGTCATGTTAAAGGACCCTGGTTCGATTGCTGTAATCCTGCATCGCTTGGACCAGCATTGTTTCTTGGATTATCTATTGGTCCTAGCAATTCTTCATCGCTAGGTAATCCGCCTGTACATACATCGTTGGTAAGATCATCCATTTGTATATCTGTTACTGGCTGTGTTGGATTGGGGTCAGCCACTTGAGGTAAAATTTTAGCATCTTCACTGCTATCACCATGTCCTCCCCAAGGTTCTTTTTCTGGTACTCTACCTGATATACTTTCTTTTACTGTTTTGTTTAGTGTCAAATTATTTGCTTCTGCCTTGGTTGAGGCTGTGGCTTCAGGACCGTTCAAGTCAATTAAACTTGCAGTTTGTCTAATAAATCCACTGCATTTGATATGACCATTCAAGTCACATGTTAGTTTAAGGTCTTTGTTTGAATGTAGATTAAACTCACCTGTACTGCTTTCTATTTTAATGCCATCATCTCCTCTAGCTTTTAGATTAATGCTATCTGCTTCTACATTGAAGGCTTCTTGGCAGTGTAAATTGAAGTTGGCTCCTGTGTGCATACTAATGTCACTTCCAGCATAGATATCAATCTTGCCATTACTGTCCATTTGAATCCAAGTTGCACCTGCTTGGTCACTGATGTAAATCATTCCTGCGCCATCGTGTATTAGTATTTGTGCTCCATTGGCACTTCTAAATCTTAATAGTTTACTAAGTCCAGATTTTCTTTCTGGGTCAGGTGTGATACATCTGTCGCTAGATTCTTTTGTACCATCGTCCATTACAAACTGATGACCACCAGGTGTGTTAAATCCAAAAACTTGTGTAGGTGATTCTCTTCTAAAACTACTACTGCTTAAACCTCTTATACTGTCAATTCCTGTTCCTAATTCACCAATCTCACAGTTGTTTACTTGATCTTTAAATTCACTACTTTCATTTCGTATCCTGTCTGGATTAGCTCTAGGTCTAAGATTATTTTGTGTTTTGGTTGTAGGACCTGGATCATATGTTGGTCCTACACTGTTTGGTTCTGTATCTGTTCTAGCCGCAGGCTGTGTAGGATATGATGCATTTCTGGTTACATCAGGTAAAACACCAATGCAAATACCAACACTACTATTGTTTGCAAATGCCACCAGCACTTGAGAACCTGGACTAGGAGGATGACTACAAAAACCATAGGTGTTTGTAAATCCTTCAAATTGTATACTTCCGCCGTATGGGCTTGCACGTCTTACTCTAGCATACTCTTTTCTAGTTTCCAAGTTTGTGGGATCACCTTTGTAACCTTCACCTATTATTTCTACATTCATAAAACCTTCATATCTGTCATCAGTAATGTCAATTACTTTTGCAATATACAATCCAGTAAGTTTACGCATACCTGCCGCATGTTTTGTTTTATCAAAATGTGTTCCAATACCTGGTGTTGCTGTATTATTAGATCCTGAATATTTCATTTTTTTATCCTGTTACAATATCTTTTAACCACTGTGGAGCGTTTCTGCTACGGTAAGTTCCACCATCGAGTGGTCCTCCCCAATATCCTGCTTTACCTTGTCCATATAAACTAGCGTTGTCAATATGAAAAGTATCGTCTCCCATATAACCGTTACCTGCACCAAATCCAGTAGCACCATTCTTTTTTGCACTTTTAATAAAGTTTTGAATAATTGGCAAATCTTGTGGATTGTTCAGATCCAAAACTCTACCTGTTGATGTTGTTAACTGCACATCTGCCGCATGTCCATTATCATGT